TTCGTTTACAAACTTGTCAGGTGAAGCTCCTATTGTTACCAGTAACCTAGTCAAAACACCACCATCATTATACTCTACCATTTCATCATCTAATGAAATACTAGCTGGAGGGCTAATACTGAATGGATTAGGTAAAGTCGTATCAGGTATCGTTGCCACATTTTGTTGAGTACCAAATGTATAAAAACTGTCTTGATGCTCTACGAGTTTCAAAGCAACTGTTTGATGACTATGCAATGTCGCACTTACAACTCTAAATGGTTTCGCACTGAAAGCTGGTGTTGCATGAGTTATATTTACAATATCGCCAACTGTTAAATCCATAGCTGTAGCATCTGCAACTAATCCAACATGAAGTATAGCCCTTGATTTTCTAAGTATAACTTCAGCCATCTCCTGTGCTTGAAATGGATTTGTTATCGTATTGAAACTAATTTTCTTTTCTAAAACAATGCCACCATCTGCTGTTTTCATATTTGCAAACTGATCGTCAGATGCAAGTCCTGTTTCATTTACTGGTGGAAATTGAGCTTCATCTGATTGAAAATTTTTATCAGGATTTATAAAGTTTACGATCACTCTGTTGTATCTTGCATTTTTACCAAGTGAGGTAATATTGATTGCTCCAATAATATTATCTTCAGTAAGAGTAATGCTTGCTGATCCAGTTGTTTCAACTAATATTTTATATATACCAGCAGAATAATTTAAAAATGATCTACTACCTTTAAGAAGCTGTTTAACTAAATCAATGCTTTTCTTTGAAGTATCTAAAACTGCGTTACTGTCGATCAGATCAATTTGAGAACCGCCACTGAAAGGTGTTACATTAGTATCACAAACATCTCCAGCAGTTTGCCAATCTGCATAGTTACTGTCAAAATAACTATTTTCAATACCCATACCAAAACGATCATTTCTTAAATAATCTAAAAGTTGATAAATAGGGTTATCAGAAAACTCCCAAGTAGATGATGTATCTTCTCTGTGAGATCCACTACCACCAGTTTTTGTACCATCTAAATTTGGATTATAAACTTTTCTACCTTTGACCAATGCTTGAACTTTTGGAACTCTACTAAAAGCATCTCTATTCCATTTAAATTTTAGAGCAATGTAAGCTAAACCTGAAAGTTTATGATTACTACCCCAACTACTTAAAGATGACAAAATACTATCTGAGGCTTGACCATCTGTACCATAATGACATCTTACTGTAATTAAGCTCTCGGCACTAGAACCATCAACTGCTGGATCAGCTTTGAAAAAGTTACTATCACTTGAGGCAACTGTTCTTTCTGTATTATCAGCTAAAGATCCTGAAAAAGTAACCTCGTTTTCATTAACAAAAATTTTCTCTACACTATCTATTTCGCCTTCACAAAGCACTAATGCCATAAATAAAAATTCATTATCAGTTCCGCTTGACTCTAGAAAAACAATATTACCACCAAGTTTTCTAGTACCATAAACGACTGGTATATGTGCGTTTGATACGAATTTGTTTACTAATATACCTCTAGCCTCAAATTCTTGTATCTGTTCACTATAGTCAGGTATATCAGGTGTTTCTGGAAATGAAGTGGGTAAACCTAATAAGTCTAATCCAGCATCAACAACATCATCTATAACATCAAAAGTAGTATCAACAAATTCTTCAACTGCTTCTTCTATAAAACCACACATTATAAAGCATATCCATAAGTATAACCAAGTTTTCTAAAGTTATTTTTTTCAAACAACTTTTCTCTTTTACCTATCTTTTTTCCATCAAGAGTATTTAATAAACATGGTATCATTTTTTTATCTGCAATTTTTTTAAACTCATCTAAAAGCAAAACAGCATTTTCTTTTGTTCTGTGTTCTTTTTCTATCCAAAAACCCATTTCAGATAAATATTCTGCTTCTGAAAACCACCATTGAGTTATAATCCCAGCAACAGCTCCAACCACCTTTTGATCTTTTACTAAACAAACAGCAGTTTCATCTTTTATCATTTTCATTAAGTATCTTGTTGATTTATTAGCACTCAAAGATGGAAAAGCAACATCAGCATTTCTGCACATAGTTTCAGTAAATTTTTGTAAATTTCGTATATGGTCAGGTTGTGCTTTTAAAATTTTATATGTCATTGCTGACCCCATTCAATATCTTGTACTGTTATCGCTGAGTACTCCATACCTTGATCTGTAGAAAAAAATCTTTTTTGTGAATTATCAGCAGTTGTTCTACCACCAACTTTTTCAAATGATCCCCAATGTGAGGTAACATTTAACTGAACTGTTGCTGAAGTTTCATTATCAGTAATTTTTACATCATCAATCGTTCCATAGTAAAGTAGAAATGGATCAGCTATGACTGCATTACTGCTATCTAAATAACCTTGATATATTCTAACTATGTCTCCAGTTACACTTGTATTTAAAACAACAGAGACAATGCTCTGATCGACACCAGATAAACTTATACTTAATGTATTTTTTTGTGGTGTATTCGCCTCACTTACAGATCCAATTTTAATAAGATGACCTGATGCTGTATAAGTTCTTGAAGTACCACTTATATTCGATACTAAATCGAAAGAATTATTAGTGATGAATATAGGTGTAGGAAAAAAAATATCAATCAGTATTATCGGTCTTATATTTCTTGTAGCTAATTCATTTTTGACCGCAGTAGTAAGTCCTCGTGCCATTATATACTTTCTTCAACATCTATTTCATAATTAAATAATAACTCACCACTTGAGGTTATATTTTGAGAGTTAAACTCTTGTATATCGTTTTTTAAAAAAACTGTAAATGGAACATCATCATAAGTTACAGCTTCATCATCTGATAAAGCTGTTGTCAATGGCGGCTCAATGGTGACAGTTGCCGCATTGCTTGACGAGGTAACATCTTCGACCACCATGTAAACTTTTGAATGAGCAAATTTTATAAAATCACCAGCCTTAAATCTTCCAGAACTATCACCAGCAAATCCGTCCATAGCGATTGTTGTGTCTCCAGCAGAATGTGATCCATTAACTCTTACTGTTCCTGTTTCGTTTCCTTGTGCGTTTAGATAACTTGGAAAGGTTACTGTAAAATCTTCCTTACTATTTCTTTGTTTAATAATAAAAGCTAGTACTGGAGCAAAGTCAGATCGTTTGAGTTGCGGATATGAAAGAGTAAATAACCATCTTTGACCATCAATCTGTCTACGAAAAGTTTTACCTGAGTTAGTCCTAGATAATAAAGTTCTTTGTTCACTATTAATATTAATTGCGTTGAAAGCAACATTTGGTAAAGCACCGCTCATATCAAATTAGTCCTTCCTTTTTCATTAACTGCTGAGTTTATCATATTAACTATCATACCTCTGCTATTATTAAGAAGTTCATTGAAACCTTTTGCACTTACAGTATTTATATTGAAATTAACAGTAGTTGAACCCATTTTATCGCCAAGTTGATGATTAGGTGTAACTGTACCAGCATTTACTGGAGTAAATAATTCTGGACCTCTCTCTCCAACCAAGAATGGAGTTCCTTGCTGTCTCGATCCACCAAACTGTGCTGGTGGTTGTTGAGATGCAATAGTAGCTACTTGTACTGCACCCATCGCACCAATAGCAATAGCTAAAGGAATATTTGCTACTTTTAGAGCTGCTGTGATACCAGCAGCAGTATTCATTATTGCCTCGCCAATATTGAGGGCTTGATTCAATCTAAATAATTCTTTGTTAATCTTTGCTCCTTCTTGAAGTGTATGTCTTGCCATTTTGATAGTATCTTTCGAGGTAACTTTAGACATATCAATTTCAGCAAATTTACCAGCTTTAAATTGTTCAAAGTTTTTACTTCTGATCGCTTGAGTTTCCGCATGAAGTCGTTCTTCTTCCGCAATTAATGCTTCTATTTCTTCGTGTTTTAATGCTTTTTTCTGTTCAGAGAATTCTTGTTCTAATATTAATTTTGTTACATTAAGTTGGTTTAATAATTCAAGTTCTTTTTCAGTAATTATAGAATTACCTGAAATAGTAGTTTTTAATTTTACATCTTCTAAATTTTTTATATGATCGTTTACAAGTTTTAGTTCTTGATTATGTTTTTCTTCTAATAATTCTAATTCTGTTTTTGTTGATTGGATTACAGCTTGTAAGTCTTTTCCAGCAGTTATCTCGTCCCTTTTACTCTTACCCCTTAAAGAATTGATTCTAGCTTGTTCTTGTATTCGCAATCGCTCTAAATCTGTCGTTTTTTTTATTTCTTCTTGTGCATCTTTAATTAAAGATATTTCAGCTTTTAATGACTGAATCATATCATTACGAGCGGCAAGTTTGGTTTTATCACCACCAGAAGCATCAAGAATAGCTTGTAATTGTTTTTCTGCCTCTGCTAGTTGTTCTCCAAGATCAGGAAGATCAGATACGGCGAGGTCATCAAATCTATGTTTAGTTTCTTCTAAATGGCTGTTAAATTTAGCAAGACCAGCAATTGCTATAGCTATACCTCCAAATATTAAATTTTTACTTGTTGCGGAATTAAATGCAATCATGGCGGTTGTCATGCCTCTAATAGCAACTGAGATGCCAAAAAATAATTTTGCTAAGTTAAATGCAATAATCGCACTAAACACAAATTTTAGAGTTTCAAAATTATCTTTAAGAATTATTACTGCATTTGCAGTTGTTTTCACTGCTGAAGCTAGAGAAGTGCCAATAGCTTGTGCAATTTCTTGTGTTCTTTTCTCATTTTCTTCAAAGAAAGTGTTTAAACTGCCAAATGCTTTTTTAAGTTCTTCAAAAAATACTTCGTTTATTTGGTTTTTAAAGGTAAATAGCTTATCTCCAAGCATAGAGACCGTACCTTCGAATGTTTTAGCTAATTCATCAGTAGCTTGACCAAACTTTCCACCGCTACCAAATACTTCTTCAAATCTTTCAACAGTTTCTTCAATGCTTACTGATGCACCTTGTTTGAATCCTAATAATGCTCGAACACCTTTTTCTCTAAATACATCAGCAGCCGCTATACCACCACTAAATGCTCTTTGAATTTGTGATGCAGTAGTTTGAAAATCTAATCCTGTAACAGCGGCAACATTACCTGTAATTTTTAAAACACGACTTAAATCTGTTGCGTCTTTTGAGACAACAGCAAGGTTACCTGATGCAAGTGAAATTTCTTCTAAGCTAAAAGGTACACGACCAGCAAACTTAGCTAAATTATCAAATGCCTTATTTCCTTCAGATAAAGAACCAAATAAAAACTTAAATCTTGTTCTTAAACTTTCTACCTCTTTTCCAGTTGCAACTAAGTTAGATATAATTCTACCACCACCAACAGTTGCTAAAGCCGCACTAACAGCAAGAGCCGCAGTTTTTAAACCACCTAAACCTTTTTTTGATTGGTCTATAGCTCGTTTGGTTTTATCCTTTGCTACAATATCTATTTGTACTTTTTTGGTCATTTATCTCCTATGTCTAGCCTTATTTCTAGCAACATTCATTTGATGAGTTTCTTTTTTGTGTTTATCTTCTAAAAATATCAGCCAAGAAAAAAATTCTTCTACTGTAAATTCTAATATTTGATGTATTGGTAATTTTAAATAATCTGCTAACTGAACTATTACAAAATAGTCAGCATCATTATCTATTTTTTTTTAACTTCTTCTTTTGAGGGTGATCGCATCAGCCAAGTTGCTAAATCTGCAATTATGTCAGCATCAGCCTTGTTTAAAAAAGCAATTTTATCTTCTAATGTAAATAAGTTTTTTCCTTGCTCATCTAAAGCAAGTTCAATTAAAACATATGCCAGCCCTTCAATGTTGTCACCTTCCATTTTTTTTAAAAGCTTTCCTTTTTTCTTTAGAGTCAAAGGTTGTTTATAAACTTTTAAATCCCAAGCCTCAATGTAAAGGCTTTCGCCAGTATCGAGTTGAGTAAA